ACGCGCGGACCGTCGAGCTGTCGGACGCGGTGACCGTCGAGCTGTCGTACGCGGTGACCGTCGAGCTGTCGTACGCGCGGACCGTCGAGCTGTCGTACGACGAGATTTCGAACTCGCCGTCGCCCTTCAAGTGGATGCACGGCTTAGCGGCAGCCAGGGCCGCATCCAGCTCTGCCTGCGTCGTGACGTGAATGCAAGTCATCAGAAGCCTGTCTCTTTTGATCGTCGATTGGTGAGGGTCCGAGGGTGGGGGCCGCTCCCGACGCACCGGGAGAGATCGGGAGCGGCCCGTCTCCACGGCCGGCGCCCACCCTCAAGGGCTGCCGGCTGCGGTCCCGGCGCGCTGTCAGGGGAGAGCAGCGCGCCGGGGAGTCTTCAGTGGGGCGGTTCGCGGCCGCCGAGTTGGCGCGCCCACACGTCGACGTGGCGGGAGTCGAAGGCCCGCAGTGAGAGCCGGAACTGGCTGAGCAGTTCCCTGCGCTCGCGGCGCTTCGCGCGCCAGGCGGCGAAGGCCGGCCACACGCCCCAGATGACTAGGGCGATCAAGAGCAGCACCAGCGCGGCCACAGCATCACGGCACACGGGGCTCACTGCGTCGCTCCGACCGGCTGCTTGCGGCTCGTGCCCTGTGCGGCGTCGAATGCGGCGAGCAGCGTGGTGCGGTCCTCGGCGGTGATCTTCCGGGCCTTGACCGCTTTGCCGATCCGGCCTGCGATCTCCACGCGCTCCTGGTCCGTGCGGGCGCCTTGTAGCTCGGCGAGGAAGCCCGCGGCCAACTGGTCGGCCTGCTCCCTGGTCCAGCCCTCCGGCGGACCAGCCGCGGCCTCAGCCTCGGCTTCCTTGGCCAGGGCGGCCAGCACGCCGCGCGCCTCTTCGACGGTCAGCTCACTGCTCGAGGCGATCCGGCGCCCGACGAGCTCGGCGAGCTTCGGGAAACGCGCGTCCCCGCTGAACCCGTGCTTGCCGAGCGCGACGTTCACGGCCTTGAGCAGCGCAGCGTTCGCCTTCGGTGCCTCAGCCTGCGGCGCGGCCGGCTGCTCCGGAGCGGGCGACGTATCGGCAGGCGGCGGGGTTGTAGGCGTTGTAGTCGCCGGGGCGCCGGTAGCCCACGGGTCGCTTTCCGGCGGGTTGCCGTTCGACCGCTGTACCTGCCCGGGCGGCGGTTCGGGCGCAGGCGGAGCGACCCTGCCGCCGAGCGTCGCTCCGCGCTCCGTGATAAGAGCCATCAGCGTCGTCGACTGGCCGGCCGCGTTCGTGCACGGCGCCGCGCCGAGATTGCGGCCGTTCACCTCGCGGTACAGCTCGCGCACCTGCTCGGCGTCGCTCGCCTCGTCGAGCCGGGCCAGGTACTCGCGGACCGTCGGCAGCTTCACGCCGTCGTCCAGCCACTCGCGCACCTGCTGGCCAAGCTCCGGACCGGGCCGCTGGATCACGTAACCCGGCTGGAGCGTGTCGATGCGGGTCTTCGAGATCTGGAGCGTGTTGCTGATGTCGAGGTCGCCGACGAGGTCGAACTCGTACTCCAGCCCGTCGCGCTGGATCGCCTTCGTGCCGATCTTCGTCGGGCTCTTCTTGCCGCGTTCGTCCTCGGCGATCACCCACTCGGTTTTGGTGCGCATCGTGACGATGACGTGCCCGGGGTAGGTGAGCAGCGCGTCGATCATGCCCTGCTCCATCGGGTTCGCGTCCTTCCACGCGGACCACGAGTTCTTCGACGACGACTGCCGGGTGATCCGGTCGACCTGCGAGAGCAGACCGTCCGTGCCCATCCAGAAGTGCGAGAGCGAGTCGACGATGACGACGTCGTACTCCCGGGCCGCGGCCGCCGAGAGCGCCCGGGGCAGGTCGCGCGGGTCGTAGGAGTACATCGCGAGGGTGTCGAACGAGAAGATCGAGGCGTACTTGCGCGCTGAGCGCTTCTCGGTGTCGATCAGCGCGATGTTCTGCCCGAGGCCCTGCGCGATCGAGAGCGCCGAGTAGGTCTTGCCCGAGCCGGACGGCCCCTCCAGGGCGATGCGCGCCTTCTCCTGTTCCTTGACTGCGCGCTCGAATACGAACTCAGCCATCGATGTCCCCCTCGTCGTTTCCAGCGCTCTCGCCGAGCAGCGCCTCGCGCAGCTTCTGCGCCGCGCACGGCAGGCAGTACAAGCGGCGCCCTACCGGCGTATACGGGCCCGGCGCGGTGCACAGGTCGCCCTCGCAGCCGATCAGCGCGAGCGCGTCCGGGCTCAGGTTGTCCGGCAGCTCGATCCGGCCCGGGACCACCCGCGTCCGAGGTCGGTACTGCTTGCGCGCGACGGACCTACATGCGCGGCAGCGACGCTCATTGCGGAAGACGTAGGTGTTAATTTCGTCGTACGGGTGGCCCTGCGGGCAGTGCGTCTTCGCCAGATTGATCGCTCCGAGAGTCGCACCACGCAAGCTGTTCTCACGGGGGGTGACGGGCTCCAGATGCGCCACGTTCACGCAGGCGCGGTTGTGGCAAAGGTGGTCGAGGTACAAACCCTCGGGAACGGCCCCGATGAGCCATTGATAAGCAAGGCGGTGTGCGCCCAGGTCGTGGCAATCCAGGCTGAACTTGCCGTATCCCCACATGTCCCGGCTGCCAGTCCACTCCAGGCATCCATCTACACGCTGCGGGAGCGCGACCTTCGCCCAGAAGCGACGCTGGGCCCTTTCGTCCAGGATCGTCACCGGGTCACCGCCGCGGCGGCAGCCTGCGCGATGTCTTCCGGACGTTTGACCGCGACGCAGAAGTACCGGATCGGCCCGAACTGGATCGTCGCCTTCCAGTGGGTCTCGCCCGAGCCGAACCAGTCCGGCGTGGCGCCCACCTGCGCGGCGAACTCGTCCACGGTCTCCGCGCGCTCGGCGAACGTCCCGCCCCACGTGGAGAGCTGGATGTCCTCGAACGACGGGGTGGGCACGTCGGGGTGCGTCTCGAGGTAGTCGATCAGGGCGCGCATCCCGGCGATGTACGCGACGCGCTCCTGCTCGGTCGCGAAGAAGCCGCTCACTGGGACACCAGCTCTCCGGCCTCGATCGCGGCGCGCGCTGCACCCGGCTTGCGGCGCGGCAACCGCGGGGCGTTGGTCTGCGCGGTCTCATCACGCTGCGCGAACTCCAACCGCCACAGCCGCTCGTCCAACGCCGCGGCCGCCTGGTCGTTGTTCACCGCGAGGGTGTCCGCTACCGCGTGCACCCGGTGCTGCACCGCACCCAACTCCGACCAGAACCGCGAGTCGAAGCCGCGGGCACCCGGCGCCGGCGGCACGTGCCTGGCACGCGAAACCGGCAAAGCGGCGTGCCGCGGCGCGGGCCGGCCGAGGACAGCAGCCTCCAGTGCAGCCACCCTGGTCTGCGCGTCGGCGTGCCGGGCCGCGGCGTGCTCGCGGTGCATCAGGTCCGCCGCCTCGCGCACCTGCGCCGCCACCTGCGGGTCCGGGATAGACGGGGCAGCGGCCGGAGCCAACCCGTCGTGCTGCGCGGGCTTCGGCGTGCCGTCGAGCACGACACCGGCCAGCGCTACGGGCGGCAGCTGCTGCGTGCGCTCGTCGTCCAGCGACTCGCGCAACTCCGTCGGCGAGGGGTGCGGCCGCTCCTGCGGCAGCTGCACGCGCGGGAACTGGTAGTCACGGGTCTGCAATTCGACCGGCACGTCGGCCACGCCGCGCGGCGCAGCCGGCTTCGCGTGCGCGCCGCGCGCCCGCTGCTTGGCGCTCGCTCGCTGCGTGCGCTTGAATGGGGACATCTCGTTCACCTCTCGATTGCTGATCTCAGGTGGATGGGTCTCGCGGCTCACCGATGACGGCGGTGGGCCGCTGCGTTTTAGGCGGCTCGCTTGGCGGGCGCGGCCTGCTCGCTGTGCGCGGTCAGGCGCTTGACGTGCGGCGCGAAAATCCGGGTGATCAGGGCGATCTGCTGCGGTGTCGGCGGCGGAGCGGCATTTGCCTCGGCTAGGCCGAGTTCGTATGCCTGGTCGCCGAGCCGTTCGCGGCGCGCCTCGCGGGACCAGTAGCCGCCGCTCACGACGCCATCAGCTCCTCGCGGTCTTTGAGCTCCAGTGCGTCACAAAGCGCCGCGAAGACACGGGGGCTCATGGTTGGCCTGCGCCCGGATTCGATGTGGCCGATGTAGCTGCGCGTCACGCCGACCCTGGCTGCCAATTCGGGTTGGTTCAGGCCTTTGAGCTGCCTCAACCGCCGCATCTTGGCGCGGTCGATCGCGACACCCGTTGCCCTACTGGGACGGCTCTTCATGAGTGTGAAGCTACATGAAGCGACAGAAGGAGTCAACCAATCTGGCGTCTGCGCGTCCCTGTTTTCGCGCTACTGGACGCGACAGAAAGGGACACATCACCATGGAGGCCATGCCCACACTTGGCCAGTGGATGAGTAGCCGTCGAGAAGAACTCGGCACCAGCCAAAGCGCCGCTGCTCGAGCCGCCAAAATCGCACGCAGCACGTGGGTGAACTGGGAGAAGGACAACAAGATCCCGGAACGCTTCAACTACGTGCGCATCGAGACGGTCCTCGATTGGGAACCAGGCTCAGTGCAAGCGGTGATCGACGGGCAAGCGCCCGCTGTACGTCGCAAAGAACACGGTGTGCCTCCCATCCCGGAAGGAGTCCTGATCGATCCGGCCGATTGGGCAGTGATGACGTCGGACGAGCGCACCACTTATGTCAGGATCGTGACCGGGGTGAGGCGCCGCCGGCAGCAGGCCTCACGTGGTGCCTGAGAGGTCGTCAAACCTGGCGCGAGGGTGGCGAATTCACCCGCCAAATACCTGAAGACACAGATGTACGAGCACGAATTAACCCATCAGGGTGACGGCTAAATCTCACGATGTGGGCATACTGACTTAGGTGAGTGACCATACGGTCATCGCCATCCTTGTCGGAGTGCTCGCCCTGCTCGCGGGTGGGCTCGGCTACGGCCTAGGGGAGCAGCGCCGACACCGAGACGAGACAACCCAGTACGCCCATCACCTCGAGGGCCAAATCGAGGAACACGAACGACGCCTACGCGCCCACGGCGCGCTGATCGAGGTCATCGCCGAGGACTACGACCCGCCGTCCGAAACCGCACCGCGCAAAGAGCGCCGCAAGCTGCCTGAGGGATGGGCGGTCTACAAGGGCGGCGGCGCGCTCCTGCTGCTCGCCGCGCTCGGCTCCTGGATACGCCGGCACTGGCGCAAGATCGCCGTCGCGACGGTCGCCGCCAGCGCAGGAGCGGCGGTCACCCTCGGCTTGCTGGCCCACGGCGCACCGCCGGGCCGTCGCCCCTTTGCCGGCCGGCCGCCGTCTCCGCCGGCCAGCGCGAGCGCGGCCAGGCCGCTGCCGACCACGAAACCGGGACACACGCCGCGCCGGACGCTCGCACCGACTCCCGTGCCGCCCGTGCGCCGTCGCCAGCCCTCGCCGATCCCGAGCCCCGCGCGCAGCTCCCCACCAACCCCGCCGCCGCGGCCGGCGCCGGGCCCGGTGCGCTCGTCGGCCAAACCGTCACCGACACCAAAACCCACGCCGAAAACAGCGTGCCCGGTCGGGGTGGCCGTGCAGCTCGGAGCCATCGGCGTCACGATCTGCATCTAGTACAGCCAGTCGAACCCGACACGCCCAGGCCGGATCCCCCGCGCGCCCTGCTGCGTGCGGTTGATCCGGATGCGTACCAGGCCGCGCAACGCTGCCCGCTTCTCGATCAGGTCCATCTCACCCCAGACCGCGCCCGCGCTCACCCCTGCGGCGGCCAGCCGGCGCACCGCCGGATGCACCGTCGGCTCCTGGGCGCGGGCCCGCGCGGCCTCGATCCGCGGCAGCAGCTGCTGCTCCAACGCCGCCAGCGACGTCGGGGAGAGCAGGAACCGGCCGCGGTCATAGGTGGCGGCCAGTCGGCGCGCGTCCTCCAGCTGCGCCTCGAGGGCCTGGAGTTCGGCGAGCGCAGAAGCCATCGCACCATCGGCGCGTTGCCGCCGCAGCGCCGCGGCGAACTCGGGACGCTCCACATACGCCAACACCGTGTGCTGCACGTACTCCTCCAGCAGCGCGGTGCGCACCGCGACGCGGAAACACTTCACGCACGTGTACGAGCGCGCGGGCCCGTTGTTCGCCGGCTTCAGGAACCGCTCGGTGCCCTCGTCCATGCACGGCCCGCAGAAGGGAATGCCCGACAGCAGGTGCTTGACCGTCGAATCGCGTTGCGTGCGCCGCGCGGGATCACCGAGGATCCCGGTGATCGTGTAGTAGACCTCTTCGTCGAGGATCGCGTCCCACGTCGCGGTCCCCACCACGACGCCCTGGTGCTGGCGCTTGCCGGCGTTGCTAGGCCGCATCAGGATTCCCCGCACCGAGAGCATCGTCCACTCGTACCCGTCGCCGCCCGGCGCGGGGATGCCGCGCGCGTCGAAGTCCCTGGCGATACGCCAGAGCGACTGGCCGGCCAGCACGCGGTCGGCGGCTTCGCGGATCACGGCGGCTTCGGCTTCGCAGATCACCTGCTGTAGCAGCGCGCCGGTCTCCTGGTCGTACTCGCGCCGGTAGCCGTAAGGGATGCGGCCATGCGGGCGGCCGCGCTCGGCGTTCAGGCGCGTCGTGCGCAGCACCCGCTCCCTGATCTGCTCTGCCTCGTCCTCCGCGCGCAACGCGTCGAACCCGGTGGTGAAGCGGTCCTGCCGGTCGCGCATGTTGTAGACGCGCCCGTTGTAGCAGATCAGCACGCCCTTCTTCTCGCACAGGTCGCGCAGGTCGAGATACGCGCGGGTGGAGCGGTAGGCGCGGGAGGCCTCCCAGATCACCAGCACGTCGCAGGCGCCGGACTCGATGCCCTTGACCATCGCCAGGTAGTCCTCGCGCGACTGCTTCGCGTAGCGGGAGGCGGAGCGGCCCGGGTCGGAGAACTCGCCGACGACGACGGCGCCGGCGCTCTCGCAGAACCGCCGGTTCTCCAGCCGCTGGTCCTCGGTCGACGTCGACGTGCCGGGCCGCAGCAGCCGGCTGTTGCGGTCGTAGATGAAGGCGCGCAGGCCCTGAAGCGAGTGTGACTGCATGCTCGACACGGTAGCGCAACCTATATCCCTAACGATGCCTCTCGCCCGAGAAACTAAGACCGGGAGATAGGTTAACCAGGGATGGAAGAGGTCGGATGATCAGAAGCGCCGCAGATCAGGGCGCTGCGAGCAGCGCTAGCGGCGACCGGTGCGTCCGTCGAGGTAGCCGAGGGCCACGGCGGCGAGCAGGCAGGGGATCGCAGCGGCCAGATATGCGCCGGGCGTCGAGATGGTCTGTGGCAGCACCACGGCCATGACCACGACGAGCAGCACGTAGCCGGCGCGAAGCAGTGCGCGGCGCCTCACGCGCACGATGAGGCCAGTTCCTTGGCGACGAAGGCCAGCCGCCGCAGCGCATCAGCCGGCAGAGGCGCGGTTCCGTGCTGTGCCCGGTCTTTCCACTGCGCGAGCACTTCCGGGCCGATCTCGATCCCCAGCGGCTCGAGAGCGGTGCGCAGCTGCGCGTGCGCCTGCGTCAGCGTCATGCCGTCCATCGGAACTCCGCCCATCGCACCGACTTGCCGTCGGCGGCTTTGTCGTGGCCCCACTTGTCGGCGAACTCGGCGACGATCATCAGGCCTCGCTGATACTCGTCGTGGCCCTCGCTGTCCCGGCAGCCCGATGTGGCCGCGGGGCCAGGGTCTGCGACCTCGACGCGCACGCATCCCGGCGTGACATCGATGACGAGGTCGAAGGCGCCTCCGTCGCCAGCCGCCGAGTGCAGAACCGCGTTGCTGGTCAGCTCGGAGACAACCAGCTCGATGTCATCGTCGCGCGGAGAACCGCCGGGCAGCACTTCGGCGACGAGCGCGTGCGCGGCGCGGCGCGCAAGTGGCACCATGGAGGGCAGGCCGGGCAGGGTGAGCGTTTCGGGCATGGGAGTCCCCTGGAAGGCGGCCGTCCGAACGGGCCGCTAAGCTTTGTACAAAGCTTGCGCCTTTGTACAAAGCCGCGTCAAGCTATCCACACCAGATCCTTTGCCACGCCCCGGAGCGCCACCATCGCCACCGCCGATGTCCCCGCGTACCAGCGCATCGCCGACGAACTGCGCCGCGCGATCATCGACGGCACCCTGCCACCAGGCAGCCGCCTGCCCTCCGTACCGGAACTCGCACGCACGCACCGCGTCACCTCCCGCACCGCCTACGAGGCAACCAAGATCCTGCTCACCGAAGGCCTCACCACCTCCAAGCCGGGATCCGGCTCGACCGTGCGCGAACGACCCGAGATCATGCGCCTAGTGCGCTCCATGTACGAAGGCAACACCGGCAAGGGATCGCCCTGGCGCGCCGCGATGGCCGCGGCAGGCCGCGTCGGCACATGGGAATCCCACTCCGAAGAAGTCCCCGCTCCGCCGGCCGTCGCAGAGCGCCTACTGATCGAACCCGGCGACCGAACGATGCGCACCGAATACGTCTACCTCGCCGACAGCGCGCCGTCGTACCTGGCCACCTCGTGGGAACCCCTCGCCCTCACCCTCGGCACCCCGATCCTGCTACCCGAAGACGGCCCGCACGCCGGCAACGGAGTCGCCGACCGCATGGCCGTCATCGGGCACCGGCCGACCCGGTGGGTTGAGGAACTCGAGCCGCGGCCGCTGACCATCGCCGAGGGCGACCTGCTCGCACTGCACTCCGGGATCTCGATCCTGGTGACGCACCGCACCTACTACGACGGTGATCTGCCGCTGGAAACCGCAGACATCGTGATGCCGCCACACATGCGGCCCGTCTACGAAGGCCCGGTCAGCGACTAGTCCAACGGCCCGGTTTACTACCCGAGCGTGAGCGAGATCCCGGCTGCCACCTGATCGGGCGTGAACGTCTGCGTCCCGCGGTGCGAGATCGTCACGGTATAGATCGACTGACCGCCCGGCACCAGCGCCTGAAACGCGAACTGGCACACCAGAATGCCGCTGCCGTTATCGCGGAGAACCCCCGCACCGAGCGCTCCCACGCCGAGTGTCTGCCCGGTAGAGCCCCCGATGTTCACCGCGGTTCCCTCAGCGATATCGCTGAAGCCAGCGGTCGCAGTGCACGGATCTCCATCATGCAGCGAGATCGCGGTGCCCGTCGTGCTGTCAATGGCGTCGAACGGCGCGAGCGAGATCTGGCCGTGCATGCTGATACTGGGTGCCCCACTCGACTGCGCCGGGCCGGGTGGCGCAACCGTGGGCTGCCGGTCTCCTCCGCGCCCTACGAGAATCCCGATGGCCAGCGCTGCGACGACAACGACGGCGCCGGCAGGCACCACAACCGCCGTCTTGCGCCACCAGGCCGTGCGCGAGCCCGGAGGCGGCATATCTGCTGGCTGCGATGGCGGCTCCGCCAGCTGTTGAACCTGCTCGTTCTCTTCCACGGCGACTCCCACCCCTGTGTGATTGCTGTACAGCGCACGGTACCGCTGGGTGAAGACGCCGTCAGGCGGATCGTCGAGCCGTGACATGACTGAGCCCCGTCGACCGGGTGATCGACGGGGCCCGACATGGGGTTGTCTCTTCCACGGTAATGCTGATGCGGCGCGGTGTCAGGGCAATGCGGTAATCGTCAGCCCAGGTAGTTCCACGGTGACGCCGATCGCGGGGCTGGGCTGCGGGAAGGGCGGTGCGGACGGTGCCACGACGCTCGCGCGCACCGCGACAGGGGTGGCGCCGCGCAGCGGAACCACGATCGCCGCCGAAACCGAGCCGCCCGTGCCCGGCTTAGGGCTCTGCGACGGAGCAGACGGCACCGAAGACGGACCCGCACCGCTCGTAGCGGGCCGGCGCGTCGGTTGCGGTGCCGTACCCGCCGACAGCGCGCCGCCGCCTGAAATGGGCTGTGCACGCGAGGACGGCGCGCGAGCGGGCTGCGAGGCCCGAGGGCTGACCGTCACCGTCACTGTCACCCGCGGACCAGCCAGCGCAGAACCAGAACCGGCGCCGTGATGCACCACCTGGAAGACGATCAACGCCAGAGCGCCCAAACCCAGCACCGACCACGCGGAGGTGTACCCGCGCGGGTACCCGGTCACTTGCCCGTGCTGGTCAGCCACGCCGCCACCAGGACCGCTGCCACCGCTGCCCACGCCGCTATCTGTTCCCGAGACCATCGCCGGTCCTTCTTCGCGTTATCGCGCTTCTGTTTCTGGGCCTTCGCTCGTGCCTGACGTTCCCGTTCGTGCAGCTGCTCGTGCGCCCTGCGGAACTCCTCCAGCTGCCCGAGCCGCCGGTCGACGTCGTCGGCGTAGCGGTCGAATTCCCGCTGCCCGACCGGCTCGTTCCCCGCGGCCACCTCACCCCTCGCGTTCTGTGTGTTGCAGGATCAGGCGGCCGCCGGGACGCCGAGTCGCGTACTCAGGTAGCGGCCACCGCCGGCGCGCTGATCGGGTGCACGCCCGTCGGCGGGGCCACCTGAAGCAGCGCGATCTCCGCCAGGATCGTCTTGTGCTGCGCGTAGGAGATGCTGACCTGCTTGACACCAGCGTTCAGGAACGCCATGCAGTCGGCCTCGTCGAGCACGTGGAAGTACAGCGGACCGTCCAGCAGCCAGATACCCGGCTTCTCCAGGGTCGGGTCGGTCGGGTCGGCGATCGCGAGCAGCATCTTGGACACGGGTTCTTCCTCACTTGCGGGTTGGGGTGGTGCGGGGATGAGCGCGGTCGCCCACGCGCGTAGCGCGGCGGCGTTTGCGAAGTTCGCGATGTCGTAATCGACGTTCGACGAGGCGTACTGGTGGATCAGCCAGTGCGCCACGCGCGGCGCTCCGGCGGGCGCCGAGGGGTCGGCGATCCACAGTCCGTCGCCGGCGTTGGCGTCGACGTGGTTCCAGAAGTCCAGGTACGTGTACAGCAGCACCCGGCACTGCGGGTAGGCGTGCTTGAGCCGCGCCAGCATGTCGTTCTTACGCGCGTTGACCGTCGCCCACGGCAGCCCGTCGGTGACCTCCGCGTCGAGCTGGATGACGTCACCGGGCCGCAGGTTCGCGCGCTTCTGGAAGTTCGCCAACTGCGCCGCGTTGTCCACGCTCGGGTGCCAGAACAGGAACGCCCCGAACAGGTCCCCGGCGGCGCGCACACGGGCCTGCTGCTGCGCGTACCAGGCGATCTCCGGCGCTCCGTCAGGCGGGTAGCTGGCGCCCTCGCTGGCCTTGATGACCACGAACGCGTCGCCGGCCAGCGATGGGGAGCCGTCGCCGATGAAGTAGTCGATGCCCTTCGGTCCACTCATCGTGGCTCCTTCACCTTTTCGAACACCAGTTCGAGCCCCATGATGCCGTGTACCCGCTCACCCGCGCGACTCCCGCGCCGCGAAGCCCGGTCACGCGAGGACCAGCGGCCTGGACGTACTGCCGACCACGACGGTGGACGGCCCGGACTCCGGCACGAGGTAGTCGGTCAGGTCCAGCCAGTTGCCGTTGATGTCCCGGTACGCGGCGCTGTAGCCGGAGAGGATCGGCCAGTCCAGCTCGACACACCGCAATAGCAGCGGGTTGATGATCTCGCCGCGCAGGTGGATCTCCTGCGTCAGGTCGACCAGGCCCGCGTCCGGGTCGTGCACGTACACGTAGTCGCCGACGCGCAGCACGCCCTTGATGTCGTACTCGTCGCTGGTGAGCGACAGGGCGTTGCGCGGGGAACTGTAGAGCGCGAGCACCGAGGCCGCCGCGGTGTTCGCGTTCGCGGCCGTGGTCGACGGCTGCGTGGTGACCCGGGTGAGGGCGACGGTGTTGCCGTGCAGGTCCTTGTACGGCACGGAGGCGGCGTTCGCGGATCCGGCGGTCGGGGTGGGTCCGGCGAGCACGACTGACCTGGTGGTGTAGTCCTGGACGTCGCCGGCGCTCTGCAAAGTGCCGTGCATCGCCCGCACCGAGATGTCGGCGCCGGCCTTACGGCGCGTGATCGCTGCGACCGGCGTCGTGGTGAACAACTCGCTCACCAGGCCCGCGTCGAGCGTGGCGTCGCCGTTCACGCGCCACTCCGCGGCGTTCAGCCCGGTGCCACCCATCAGCTGGCACACCGCGATCGCCACGGTACGCGGGGAAACCCACTGATAGGACTGGGTCAACGTCCCGGGCACCGAGGTGGAGATGAACCCGGCGGTGACCGCTCCGGAAGCCGGCAGCAACGCGTTCATCCACGTGTTGAAACTCGCGGCGGTCTTCGACAGCGCGGTCTCGAACACACTGCCCTTGTCGTCCGGGTCGCCGAGCCAGAACGCCATCCCCGGACCGCTGATGTTCATCGGCTGCGTCGGATCGGACCTGGTGATACCGGTCACCGGCCCGACATACCGCGCGGCTTTCAGCAGCCCGTCGCCGACCAGCGCCGGCTGTACGCGCCCGGTGATGATCGCGATGTGACCGAAGTACCCGATCTGGTCTGTGATCGCGCGCGGCGCATCCGGGCGCAGCCGCAGCGACCACGCGCCCTGCGCCATGGAGATCTCGGAAACGCCCATGGTTACCGCCTCACCGCCACGACCTGCTCGCCGCGGCGACCGAGGTACTCGAGCATCAGCTCCGGCGCCTTGTCCAACGCCGACGCGCCGGTGCCCCCGACGACGGCACCGATGTAGCAGTCGAACGTCGACGACCCTGCCGGCGAGGTCAGGCCGCCGTTGGTCGTGTCCGCCGTCGTGGTGTGCGCCGAGCCGACGGTGTACTGGTCACCGTTGCCGTCATTGACCGTGGCCGTCACGGTCCCCGTGCCCGCCGTTCCGGCTTCTGCGTTGTGCCGCACCACCTTGAACGATCCGCTCGAAGAGTCCTGCTGGAGGTAGACCTCCACGACTCGCGAGCCGCGGCGCAGCGTCAAATCGATCAGTACCCGCTCGCTCAGGTCCTTCACGAGCCGCAGCGTCAACGCCTCGTAGTCGTTGCGCAGCAGGTTCGCCGAACTCCAGCCAGACAGGTTCGTGCCGGACAGGGACAGGTCCCACAGTTTGTTGTGCCACGCAGAGCCGCTCCAGCACGCCACGTCGATCGTGTTGCCGCCAGAACCGGGCTGCACCTGCACCAGGCCGTTGGAGATCGTCCAGACGCTCTGGTTCGGCCCGAACTGGATGCCGGAACGCTCCAGGTTGCTCTGGTCGAGGAACCGGCAGCGGCCGTTGGCGTAGTTCGAGATCGCACAGCCCCATCGCGCCGTCGTGGGCGGGTTGCCCGCGACCGCCGTGTACACGGTTTGCGCGGTGCCGTCCGAGCACGCACGGCTGATGGTCGCGTAGCTGCCGGCGGAGCTGAAGGCGTAGTGGCCGCCAGGAGGTGAAACGGCCTGCGTGCCGCTCAGGCCGAGCGTCGTGTTGACCGTGCTCGGGCCCGTCAACCGGCTTTCGAAATCCACCTCGAGAGAGGTTCCGAGGCGTTGCAGGTCGATCGCCCAGCTGTCTTTTACTGAGCCGCCGTTCGACCAGTTCTGGAGCGCGTTGGACGCGGCGTTCACGATGTAGTACGCGTTGCGGTCGGACTTGTCGGTGAACATCACCGGGATCACGCTCTGAGCCTGCACGAGCCCTTGCATGTCGTCGTGCAGTGCCGAGAGCTGCGCCGTCGTCATGTTGACCGGGTATCCTTCGCTGCCGGCGACTTTCAGGATCCGGCCGCTGGTGTTGCCTTGGCTGCCGCTCTCGGTGGCTGGGTTCTCCTGGCTTCCGAGTGTCGGCAGTTCGCTGAGCGTGAGACGCCCGAGCTTGATCGTCGAGGCCACTAGTAGATCGCTCCTGTTCTGCCGTTACGCACCTGCACGAGGGCGTTGTTGAGTTGGATGACCATGCGTCTCGCCGAGGCGGTCATCGAGTTCGGGTCGGTCAGGTCGACGATCCCGGTGATCGGGATCGTCAGGCTGTGGATCGTCACTCCGCCGACGCCGGAGGCTTTGGCCAACGTCGAGTCGCCGGAGACCTTGCGGATCGCCTCGTTCGGGATGACCGTGCCGGCGCGCCCGAACTGCACAATTTCGGGGCCGCGCTCGCCGACGAGCGAGTAATCGCCGGCCTGCACGCCGCCGCCGTCCGCGTTCGCCCCGAGCGCCTTGCCACCGGGCAGGCCGTTAGTAGCCTTGATTTGGATCGTGCCCGCTGAGGCATTGATGTCGTTGAGCAGGTGAGCGAGCGCCTGCCGCGCGGGGCTCGTGTTGGCGTTGACGTTGGTGGCCACGTTCGGCGGGATCTTCGTGATCTGCTGTAAGTACGCGATGATCGCGTCCTTCTGTTTCCCGGTCGCACCTGTAGCCTTCACGAACGCGTCGATCTGATGCTGGATCGTCTGGTTCGCCTTGTCGATGCTGCCGCCCGCGTTGATCTGGTCCACACCGAGCTGGATGATCGCCTTCGATGCGGCGGAGAGCGCCTGCCGGTTGTTGATTCCGCCCTGTGTCGATAGGTCGAGCGAGTACTTGTTCGCCTTGAAGCTGGTCTGGGCGTTGAGCATGTCCTGCGCGAGGGTGTTCTGCGCGTCATCGAGGTTGCTCGTGGCGCTGTCGAGCGCGTTCATCACCGTCTGGTAGCCCTGCGCCGCGTCGGTGGTCAGCTGGTAGTTGTAAAGGATGTTCGAGAGCTGCTGCCCGAGCGCCGCTTGGCCGTTGCCGAGCTGCAACGAGGCGACGGCGCCGATAGCCTGCTGCTGCGCCTGCGTCTGAAGCGCGGTGGTCGCCGTGTCCACCATGCCCGCGAAGATCCCAGCGCTCTGCGTCGCGGCCAGATACGCCTTGTTCTGCTCGTTCTGCTGCTTGATCGCCTGCGCGACCGCGCTGGTGACCTGGTCGACCTGGTTCTTGGCCCGAGCAAGAGTGTTGATCTCCTGCTGGCTGGCGTTGTTCATCGTGACAACGCCCTTGCCGACCTCCTGAGTCACCCCAGCCGTCTTGCTCAGCGCTGCGATCTTCCCGTTGTACGCCTTGGTGACCTCCGTCTGGGCATCCTTCTCACCGGACGCGTATTCGATCAGGGTGGCCTGCGAGACACCTAGGTCCTTCTGCACCGAGGACAGGTCGACGCTGGCGAGTTTCTGCTGGATGATCGCCGCTGTGTTCGCGCCCACCACGCCGTTGTCCTGAGCTACTGCGGCGCTAAAGTCGGAGGCCGTGGCAATCGTCTGATTCATGCTCGACACCCAGCCGCCGAGCAGCCCGATCCCTGCGCCGATGGCAAGTCCCCACGGTCCTCCCATGACGTCGGCCATGGTGCCCAGTCCGCCGGCAGCCTTCTCGGCAGCGGTGCCCGCCTTCCCCAGCAGGCCGCTCGCGCCGTCCGCCTTGGCTGCCACAGTCACCAGGCCGTTGCTGGCCGACTGGAGGCCGCGGCTGATCGCCGGGTCGAGCTTCATCGCGCCGAACACGCCGATCAGGCCGCCGACGGTCGCGGGGTTCGCGAGCTTCTGGATTACGGTCAGGGTGCCGTTGAGCGCCGGGGTGATGGCGTCGAAGTCCGTGGACAGGGCAGCGGAGGCCGATCCCGCGACCTGGCCGACGGTACCCAGCGCGTGCGAGAGCACGTCGACCAGGTCGACGATGCCCTTCTCGGTGGACTGTGCGTTCGTCGTCAGCCCGGTGAAGAACTGACCGGCCCCCGAGCCGAGCTGGGGAAGCTCGCCGAAGAACCCTGAGAAGATCCCGCGGCTGTTGTTGATCGCAGTGTCCAGGCCGGGCAGAGCGTGCGTGGCCAGCCCGATGATGCCAGATTCGGCGGTCACGATGTCCGGCGCCGCGTCGGAGAAGGTCTTCTTAAGCGTGGGGCCGAGGTTGCGGATCGAGGTGTCGGCCTGGACCATCGCGGTCTGGACAGCCGGCACCACTGGCTGCACCGCGTCGGTCAGAGTGCGCCCGATGTCTGAGGCGAGGGTCTTGTATTCCGCCTGGACGTCGGCGTTCGATTTGGCCACCATCACCGCGATGCCGGCCAGCGCGGTGTCGAAGCCGGTGAGGATCGCGGCCGGTCCGAAGACCGCGCCGGCGGCGATCGCTGCCATGATGAGCGAGCCGCCCTGCTTGCCTGCGGCCTGTGCGGCTTGCGGATCAACCTTGACTTTGATCTTGTTGTTGTCCTGGACCAGCTGTACGCCAGCCTTCACGTCTGCGTCGAGTTCTCCGACCGCGTCATTCTTCAGGCCGAGTCCGACGTCGGCGGTCAGGCCGTCCGTCGCCAGGTGCAGGGCGGCATCGAGGTCCGCGCGCAGGTCCTCCGGCGCGTCCTTGTGCAGGTCGACGCCGACCTGGGCGTTGATGTCCTCCGAGGCCATGTCGACCAGTTCGCGTAGGCTCGCTTGGAAGTTCTGGTCCTTCGGGACAACGGCAACATACGCTTCGGCGATCTTGAATCCGGCTGGCACGGTTCACCCCCTCGCTGCTCTGGCTTCCTCAAGGTGCTGCGGGTATCTGGCCAGCCACTCGGCGGCGGACATCTCGCGCGGTACGCTCGCGAGTTCCTGAGCAGCTTCGGCCTTCTGCATGCGCCACCTGGCGGCGACGACGCCCTGATAGGCGCTGAGCCGGTAGGCGTAGGCGTAGGCGCGCGGCGCCGGCATGCGCTCGATCTCGTCGATCCGGTGCAGGACCGAGAAGTCGGAGCGCACGTCCTCCAGGTGGCCGGCCACCCATAGGACCTGCCGGAGCCGCCGCGTCAGTTTCCCTCGTCGTCCGCCGTCCGCTCCGTCGGCCCGAACGCCTTCTCCGTCAACACCTTGACGACGGTTTCCCATTCGCCGCGGGTCATCGTGCTGTCGGCCAGCAGAGCGTTGACCGCGTCCTGGCCGCACAGCTCGTTCACGAGCAGGACGCCCTTGGCGTCCTCGTCAGGCTGGAAACGTAGCAGGGCAGCCAGGGCGATGCTGTCTCCGAGCTCGACGACCGAGGGCATCGTGTAGACCTGGTCGTCGACGGAGAACAGCGGCTCGCGAGGCGCGTCCTTCTGGCGTTTCTTGAGCTGGACCGGTGCCGCGGGCTTCAGCTTGGCCGCCTTCGGCCTGGCGGTGGTGGTGCGGGCGCTCATGCGGTCTGGTCCATGCTGATCCAGGGGCTGATCGAGTTGGAGACGTAGTACATCTTGACCTGCAACGCCCACACGACGTTCTTGCCCGGCTCGCCGATGTTGACCATCTTCGGCTGGTTCAGGCACTTGCGGAAGATCGTGCGGCGGCGCGCGGCCGCCCCCGAGCCGAGCTTCGGCGCCCAGCCGTCGAGCAGCACCGCGTTGAACGTCAGCGCGGTCGCGGAGTTCGGCTGCCCCGGGTCGTAGATGCTGATGCCGGAGTTCACGGTCGTGGTGCCGATGTTGTTCAGCGCCACCGCGAGCAACGCCAACGTCGGCTCGGCGGCGTTGAACATGACAATGCCGGAGCGGCCGGTGATCCTGGCGTCGACGGGGTCGATCACCTGGTCGAAGGTGATGTCGGTGAGTGTGTGGTCGATCTCCCAGGTGATGCCGCCGTTCGAACCGCCGCCGGCCGTCCAGCCCGCGCCGGGGTCCGTGATGAGCGCGGCGTTGGTCTGCGCCGGTTCGGTCACCCCGAAGGCGCCATACCAGAACGAGATCGGGCCCTCGATCGCGTTGTTCGGGTTCACTGCCATGGTCATGTCAGGACACTCCCGGGATCTGGGTCACGGCGGCGGTTACCGTGGTCACGTTGGAGAAGTCGATTTGCACGAGGTTCGTGCCGGGCTGGTTGTAGTAGGACGGGAAGGGCCCGAGCCGCTGGGGAGCGGTGTTCGACACCGGCAGCGCTGTCGGCCCGTCACCGGCAGCCGCGTGGCCGCCGATGGTGCTGCCGACGTTGACCGTGTAGGTCGCCGCAGTCGCCCCGTTGATGATCTCCACGATCTCCTTGCCGGTGTTCGGGAACTGCAACCCCGTGAACCCGGTCAGCGCGATGAACGTCGGGTTGAACAACGTGCCTGGAGCGCCAGGCCCGTTGGCGGCCTGGACCAAGCCAGTGAAGTCCTTGCGTGCCATCGCCTACTTACCTGCCTTCTTCACGGGGAGAACCTTCTTGAGCGCGGGGTTGGCGCGCTTGGCCGCAGGGGACGCCTTGCGTGTGCTGGAGGCGAGGATCGCGCGGGCGGCCTGCGGGCTGACGTTGTCCTTCGCCGCGATCTGGCCGGCCGCGGCGCCGAAGCCCATGCCCTTCTTCACCCCGGACTTGGCGCCCGTGGTCTTCTTCGCGGCCTTACCGCCGGACTTGGCGCCCGACTTACGTGTGGCCACGGCGGTCACGCTCCCTTGGCGGTGTCGGCCGGCTTCGCGTCCGCCGCCGGCGCTGGTGCCGGCGACGACTTGGCCGGCGTCTTGTCCGTCGTGGTGACCTCCGGGCGCGGGTCCAGCGGACCGGTCGGGTCCGCGGCGAGCAGCGCCGCCAGGTCCTCGTCCGTGCCCTCGTACAGCAGCCCCTGCGCTGCCAGGACCTCGGCTTCCTGCTCCGGGACCTCGAGTAGATGCCGCGGCTGGAACTTCGTGCGCACCTCAACCATGACTAGTACCTCGTTCGGTAGAGAGCAGGACGCTGATACGGCTGCTCGGGGGTGTTCGCATTGCGGATGTGCTCGCGCACCACGTAGCCGGCGGCCTGGTCGCCGTCCTTGAAACCGCGGTGCACCACGTGCTCGCTCACCAGCTCCGGGCCGTGGAACCCGAGCTCGACCGCCGCGGCGTACTCGACATCGCCCTCCGCGTCCGGGAACGAACCGATCTGCAACTCGAGGCCGCCCTCGTCGACGACCTGGAAGTCCAGCGACCCGAGTAGCCGGCCGGTATCGATCGGGACGGCGCGCTGCATGTCGGCGAGGATGTCCGGACCGAGCCGGCCCTCGAGGAACTCGAGCTCAGCCGCGCGCAGATGCTCTTCCCAACCGGGTTCCATCACCAGGTCCGCGGCCATCAGCCGGTCACCTGCGCAACCCAGAACAGTTGCAGGTCGAACTGGTGGCAGGCGTACTTCGTCGGGTCCTGGAGCGGCCGCGGCTCGGTGAGCAGGTAGGCGCTGTTCACGGCGGCCTGGTAGTAGCCGGCCACCGGGAGCGTGACGAGCTTCGCCGACGCGTCGCGCTGCATCCCGTAGGAGGCCTGGCGCACCATCTCGGCTAGTTCCTCGCTGCGCGTCCACGGGACCTTGTTCTGCACGATGCTCTGACCGGTCTGCGGGTCCTGGGAGGCGTTGACCGCCCAGCACTTCACGCTGAGCACCGGTTGCGCGATCGGCATCTCGATGTCCGGGCTGCCGCCGACCACCTGCACGGTGAGCAGCCCCGTGGCGACCCACGCGGGCAGAGTGTCCTTGGTGATGCGTGGGACGGAGGTCGCGGTCATCGCCGCGGTGATGCCGGGGATCTGCGCCAGCCACGCACGGGCCACGAGAGGGGACGTCGGCAGTTTGAATGCGCTCACGGGCGCGTCACGTCGGCCACTGCCGCCTCCCCTTCCCGGGTGAAGCCGTTGGGTGGGACTCCCGTTACCGGGGAGTTGGCCGACGTCCCACGCCGATCATAAGGGCTGTTCGAACTGGTGTGCTACTAGTCGTAGACGACCGTCGCCGTCGGTGCGCTGCCAGTGCCGACCACCTTGAGCCAGCCGCCCGGCGGTACCCGCACCATCACAGGCGGCAGCGCCCCGGAAGCCTGCGTGTAGTAGTTGGTCATCGTGGGCGCGGACGGGCCGCCGCGCAGGTTGCCGAGCTGTACAGCGGTCAGGCTGGTGCCACCGGCCAGCAGGACGTTCGCCCAACGCCACTGCGTGTTCTGGAACGCGGTGCCGACCACGAGCGTCCACGGCGTACCGGGCCCGCTGGCGTTGCGCTGATCGATGATCGTCAACCCGGTGCCCGTGCTCGTGCTCACCGAGCCGCCAGTGGTCCCGGACACGTGGATCTCGCCTAGGGCGCCGACGAGACCACCGTTGCCGTCGTCGGCCAAAGCGAGTCCGCCTTCGACGTCGATGCTTCCCTCGAGGAACGGGCCGATACCTCCGGCGCCCGCGCCGAGAATATGGACGTCGTGCACGCAGCCTTCGATACCAACCTGCGAGAACCTGATCTTGTGCGATGACGTGTTCGCCGAAACACCGCCACCATCGTGCCAGCTTCCGACCGGGCACAACCCGCCCCAGCAGTAGAAAATGTGACACCCGTGCAGGTCACTGTGCTCCGTGGCCAACAACCCGTACGTGTAGCCGCCGCCGATCACGACACGGTCCAGCGTCACATTGTTCTGATTCGACGTGCCCGGCAGACCGATACCGACCGACGCACCGCTCGACAGGCTGCTGACACCAGAGCCACCGAGTTCGCCGCTACCGTTGTTGAACACACCCGTGGTGTCACAGCCCACGTCTACGAGGTCGGCCTGGTCGACGCCCCACAGCCACGCGCCGCCGTATCCCAGCCCGAAATTCGAATGCGTGGTGAGAAGCTTCAAGCCCTTCATCACGACGTTCATGTTGGAGAACAAGTACGTTGCGGTGCCGTAGCCGTTCGGGCCGGTCGGACCGCCGATCATCGCAGACTGACCGTTGGTGTTGATATCGGCTGTCTGCGCGCCGATGGAGGGGTACACGCCGAACGAAACCAGGCACGAACCGGTCACCTGCGGAACAGCCTGATCCCAATGCCTCAGCGCATTGCCGCTCTCCGCGCCCTTGAAAACCAGCGTGACCGTGTTAGCCGCCACCGGGATCACCGGAAGCGTGATCTGGGCGTTACCCAGGTTGGCGTGGGAGAGCGCCCCGGCAATGCCGTAGAACCTGCCCGCCGCCGGCGGGATCACCACCTCCGCGTAGCCGCCGTGCGCCTGCGCATAGGCCACCGCGTCGTTCACGGCACCCTGGAACGCGGCCGTGTCGTCGCTCGCCCACATGACCGTCGCGCCGGTGATCGTCGTCGACGCTGTCGCAGCCAGAACGACGTGGCCGGAATCGGTGAAGCTCTGGATCGTGGTGAGCAAGGTGGTGACTCCGGCCGGCCCAGCGCCTTTCACCATGATCGGCTTGTTGACTCCGGCGTCGCCAGCAGCGAACGGCAGGCTCGTCGTACAGGCCAGGATCGCGCTGCCCGAGGTCATCGCACCGTCAGTGACGATCTTCCCGTCGCCCTTGGCGCCGTAGGAGGCCACCGGGAACGCGTACGCGGGGCTGCTGGAGCCCCCTGATGCCCCGATCGTCACGTCGACCCGGTTGCTACCGGGGTTGTCGGCTGCACTGATCGTCGCGTTCGCGCCGGCGATCAGATTGACCTGCCGTCGTACGCCCTTGATCGTGCCGCCGACCGCTACCTGCACCCCGGTCATGCCCAGCGAGCCCAGCGGCGGCGGAGTGGTGACCAGGACCGCGCCGACCGAGTACGGGCCGCCTGAATCCGGCACTTGAATCATGCTGGTGCCGTTGGCCTCGGTCACCTGGTAGTACGTGTTCGGGGGTGTGATCTGGCTGTTGGGAACGAGGTCGATCGACCACACGCCGTTGGTGTCGGCCAACACGGGATGCGGCCCGATGAGTTCGCCTGCCGCGGTGTAGCCCGGCATCGTCGGCGTTCCGGTCACCAGGGTGATGCGCACTTGGGCATGTGCGATAGGGCTTTGGCCTGAGTCGAGCGCTGTGCCCTGGATGACGGTCATCGCTGCTTCCTCCGGTGGTGTGATGGCCGCCCCGTGTGGGCTTGCCGGGCGCGTTGGCTGTGCGGCGGGCGGCCGCCCCGGGGCCGGACACGGGGCGGCCGGTCAGTGGGCGCTAGACGCGCTCAGACCCTCGGCGGCCAGAACGCGATCGCCTCGTAGCCGGTCGGCTGGTGAGGGTGCGCGGCTGCTAGCGCTTCGGCGTCCGGGCGCTCGTCGAACAGCTGGATCGAGGTGCACCAGAGGGTGCTGGGTCCGTCGCAGAGCACGCGGACGTTGATGGTCTGGCGTTCGCCCAGGCCGTCAGCGTGCTCGTACGGCTTGCCCCACTCGCGCGTGACGATCGCCGGAGCGACGTCCGAGCCGTTGTTCTTGCTCGGGTCGACCAGGACGTGCACGACGCGGCCGATCGTGGCCTTCTGCATGGCTCAGGCCGCCGGGGTGTCAGTTGCCGGCGCGGTGGCCGAACCCGAGTCGGTGCTCGACGGCTCGGACGGCGTCGACGAAGTGGTGGTGTCCGTGCTCGCCGACGACGTGGACACCGTCTCCGGGACGGATCCAGCCGCCGGTTGCGTAGGACCCACCGGCGCGGCCGGGACCGGCGTGTTCGACTCGACGACGGCCGGAGCGGGCGCCGGTGCCGCCGGGGTGGCGCCGGTCAGCTTGGCCTCGATGTGCGCCAACACCGAGTGATATCGGCTCAACATCGCGTCGGCGAGGTTGTGCAGGTGCTGCGCGGCGTTCTGCGCGACCTGCGGCAGCTCGGCGCGCAGCTTGTCTGCCTCGCCGGTGACGAACTCGTGCAGGTCCTTCAGCGCCTGCTCAGCCTCCGGAGCCAGAGCGGCCTCCGCGTCCTTCAGCAGCGGTGCGCCGACGGCCGCAAGGGCGGCCAGGGTGGGCTCAGACATGGTGCTTCTCCCTAGGGGTGTAGTGCGGTACTGCACGGGACTTGAATCGGCCGCGCGCGATCGCCAGCGCGGCTTCCTCCTGGACCGATCGCGGCAGCCCGCGGCCGCCGGACGCCAGAAGACTCTCCGCGGCCCGAAGTCGGACGCGGTTGGACTCGGAGGGCAGCGACCAGCCCTTCAGCACGCTGCGCGCGGCCTCGTGCTTGAGCCGCTCCGGTAGATCCGGCTGACCGGGCGCGGAGCCGAGCCACACGCAGACTTGGCAGCGGCAGTGCGGATGCCGTGGCGGGCGCATCAGCGGCATCCCGTACGGCCACACCGACGGCGGCTCATAGGGGCCGTAGGTGGCGAACTCGTCGAACCCGAGACCTTGGTTCGGGTCCGCGATCTGCCCGGACAGCTTCAGGCACACCACGCAGGCGTCGCGTTCGGCGATCCACAGCAGCTTCTCGCCCAGCCGGACCGCGACCTGCTTGGCCGCGTCGTTGGCAACGTGGTTCGTCAGGTACGTCGTGCCGGTGTTGACCGCGGTCACGGACCGCTGAGCCTCGCCGATCGCCTGCTGCACGTCCAGGGGCGATTGTGCGCGCTCGATCTGCTCGGCAGCCTTCACGAGGTGGCTGATTGCGGCCTGCGGGGTGGATTCGATGATGCCGCGCGCGGTCTCGTCCAGCGCGAGGTCCGCGACGTCGACCGCCAGGCCGATCTGCTCGCCGGCGTGCCGGGCGCCGAGCTCGAGCGCGCGCTCTGCTTCCTGCCGCAGGATCGGCCCGAGGTCGCGGCCGGTGGCGGCGGCGAGCTGCCGCAGCTCGAGACGCAGGGCTTGGCTCAGGTGCTCGCGGTCGCGCTCACGGACCGCGTCCGGGCTGGAGCCGGTGAGGATCCACCGCCGGTTGGCGTCCCGCGCGAACGCCTGCAACGCGCGGCGAAGGGTGATGGTCGCCGCGTAGGCGGATCCGGCCTCGAGGGTGAGCAGCGTGGCGGCCTGCACGACCAGGAGCGCGTCGAGGTTGTCGGGCGCCTGCGGCTGCTGCTGGCTCTCGGGTTGGGTGGTCATCCGGCGACCTTGGTCAGCGTGACGTTGATGTCCGAGCTGAACCCGAACGAAGGCAGCGGTGTCGAGCCCTCGACGTTGAACCACTCCCCCGTCGACTGCAAGCGCAGCCGGTCGTCGTTCTGGACATCGGTGCCCTTGGGCAGCAGACAGAAGTACGTCTCAGCCTGCTGCGGCGTGTTCGACGCCGGGTCCATGGTGCGCCGGCCCTGGTAGCTCAGCGTCCCGCGCAGGCCGCTGTAGAGGGGCGCGGTGTCGTCGTCCTCGGTGTCGCCGTAGCCGTCGTCCTGCTGGGCGCGGTAGAGGTCGAACACGGCGTTCGACGGCAGCAGCGGCACCAGGTCACCGCCCGGATTGCGGGGCTGTGGGCAGCGCGCCGGCGTTCATCAGCGTGAGCATCGGCTGCGGACCGAGCGGCGGCAGCGCCATCCCTGCCGTGCCGGCCGCACGGTGCATCGACACGCCGCTGAGCGAGACCTGATCGAAACGCGCTTTCGTCCCGGTGTCGTCGTCGACGTCGCTCTGAAACTCGACCTGCTGGCACACGGCCAGGCACATCATGGAGGCGACGTCCGGGTCTGTGGGCAGCTGCGTGGCCGGGTCGGTGTCGTACACGGCGCCGGTCATCGCGAAATCGATCACCGCGCTGGCCAGCTGGAGCTGATACTGCAACCTGGCCGGGAGCACGGCACCATCGCCGACGTACTGCATGTAGTCGGCGGTGGTGGCATAGACGCGCGGCGTGGGAAGCGGCATCAGGCCTACTTGCAGCCCTTGTGCCGCTTGGGCCACGGGCCGGTCTTTCCGACGCGTTCGACCGGGTCGCCGCAGGACTCGCACAGGTGCAGGCCCTCGACGCCGTCGTCGTCCGGCTCGTCCGGCTCCGGAAAACCACCCTCGTCCTCGGGTTCGGGTTCGATCTCGTCGCCGGAGCCGGCCGTGTCGGCCAGACCGTCCGGCTCCAGCGACGAGGGATCGATCCCGGACAGCTCGACGAGCTTCGCGAGCTTCGCCTCGAGCTGCGCGATCTTCTCGTCCGGGTCCATCCCGGAGGACGGATCCGTGACGCGCACCAGCTGGCCCGACGCGATCTGCTTGGCGATCTCCGGGTGGATGGGCAGGGAGAAGCCGTGCACGGCGCCTGAGTCGGTGTGCTGATACCAGCGGATCGCGCTCACGATGGGTTTTCCTCCGGGAAGGTGGGGTTAGCCGCGCGGTCCAGCGGGCGCGTACGGGCCGTTGAGGACCGCGAGGGTGGTGGTGCCGAGCGTGCCGGTGAAGTTCAGCAGCAGGCTGCCGTCGGGCTGCTTGAAGCGGCCGGAGGTGAACTCGCCGATGTAGTACGTCCCGGTCGCGTTGACGTTGACCGTCAGGTCGCCGGTGTTCGCCGACGGGTAGGACGGCGGCTCGCCCGGGATGTCGGTCCGGGAGATCGACGCCTTGACGACGATCGAGAACGCGGTGCCGGCGACGGTCGTCTTGACGATCAGCTTCAGTCGCTCGGGCACGAAGCCGGCCTGCCCGTACGGCAGCCCGGACAGGGCGCCGGCGAACAGGGACGCGGGAATGCGCAGGCCGTTGCTGACGTCGCCGGAGACGATGGTGTAGTCGGTCGGGGCGGACACCATGCCGTTGGGGACGGTGAGGGCGACGTTCGCGGCGACCAGCGGAGTGGTGGCAGTCATGATCGGGCCTCAGATTCCGGCCGGGCGCGCGGTGTAGGCCACGGCCAGCGCCTCGGGGTGGACGACGCGCGCGCCGTAGACGTGCAGGCCGCGGATCAGGTCGCGGAACCCGCGCTCGGAGCGCAGCGCCTCGGTCTCGACGACCTGCTCGGCATAGGTGATCGCGATCTTGTGTCCTGCCTGGATCGCGTACACGCCGTTGGCGCCGCCGGTGTTGTACGACGGGTTCGCGTTGATCACGTTGCGGGACATCATGATGTTGAACCCGGCGACGGAGCCGAGGAACCCGCGCTGCAACGCGCCCGGGGCGGAGCCGTCGGCGGCGACGCCCATCAGGAACCCGGCGGTCATGGTGACCAGGCCGCGCGCCCACGGCGGGACGATGCAGTAGCGGCCGCCGTCGTCGGGGACGGACGCCTGATCCATGATCACCTGGAGGGGGATCAGGACCTGCACGAGGAAGTCCGCCGGGTGCGACGTGATACTGCCGAACACCGCCGGGGTCAGCGGCCCGGCCGAGGTCCCCAGCACGTTGGCGGCGGAGACACCGGTGTACTTCGCGGCCAGGAACTGGTCGGCGACCGCGGCGACCGAGTAGGCGGCGCGGCCCTCCATCCACGGCTGGATGTTGCCGGCGGCCTGGTGCTTGTCGACGTCGTCGATGCGCACCGCCCACGACTTCGCCTGGTCGATGATCAGGGTCTGGCCGGCGTCGTCGACGTCCTGGTAGACCAGGTCCGTCCCGATGCTGTAGTCGGAGACGGTCGGGTCCTGGAGCGAGGTGATGTGCACGGTGTCGCCGGCCGCGGCGATCTCGCCCTCGTAGTCGCGGTTGACGACCATCGGGCCGCCGTAGACGAGCTTGGTCGGGAGTGCTCCGACGAGGACCTTGGACCAGACCTCGCCCTTGAAGTGGGTGACGCTCACGGTTGCCTCTCAAACGGCATGGCGGGGAGGGGGAGCCGTTTCGGCTACCGCTGCCAGTCCGTTTCGGCGCTGTGAGCGGGGTGATGCTCGGTGGTGCGGGGTGGTGCGGGGTGGTGCGTGCCCCTATTGGGGCTTGGGGATGCCCAGGCTGGTGAGCAGCCCGTCGTGCATGGCCTTGGTGACGGCCGCGGGTTTGGCCCGCTGGACGTCTTCCATGGTCCATTGCCGGTTGCCGCCGGGTGCGGCGTCGAAGGTGCCCGCGGTGGACGCCTGACGCTGCGGCTCGACCGGCGCGGCCGCAGGAGTGGTCTTGCCGTACTTCGCCGGCGCTGCGGTGACCGCTGCGGTGACCGCGGCCTTGACGGCTTCCAGGTCGCCCGGGTCGACGTCGGCGAGCTGCCCGAGGAACGCGCGCGAGTCCAGCAGCGCGTCACCGTCGGCGCCGAGCGCCTGGGCGGCGCGCAGTACCGCGATCTCCCGCGCTCGGGACTTGGCTTCGTTCTCCGCGGCGGCGAGCTTCGCGGCGATGACTGCCGGGTCCGCTGCCGTCTCGGTCGTCAGGCCCAGCTGCTCGGCGACCTTCGCGAGAAGTTTCTGCTGCTCCTCGCTGGCCTTGGCGGCTTCGGCGTTCTCCTTCGCGCGACGCTCGTTCGCACGGGCCTGCTGCTTCCACTTCTCGACTTCGGCGGCCAGGTCGACCGGCGGCGCGGCCGGAGAGGGTGCGGCGGGTTGTGCTGCCGGTGCCGGATCCACCACGGGGGCGGTCGCCGTTGCGGCGGCCGGCGCGGCGGGAACGACTGCCGGTTCGGACATCGGTTCTCCCGTTTCGGGCTGAGGGTTCCGTCCGTTGCGGCCGGAACTCCGTCGATCAGTATGCCACCGGTTCGAACAGTTGTGCTATCGCTCAGCCGAGCGGCACATACGGGGTCATCGACGGGGCCATGTTCTGCCACGGCGGGGTGTCCAGAATCGCCTCTGAGGCCTGATGGGCCGCGCCGGCCGGGCCCGGGTCGACGTTGGAGCCGACGGCCGCCGAGTGGTCGACCGGACCCGCGCCGGGAACCGAGGACGGGACGTGTTTGCCGCTGCCACCACCGGTGGTGATCGCTGGTGCGGACGGGGTTGTCGCCGGGTTCATGTTGCTCATGGCTGGAACTCGCTTCCGTTGTTCGTGGGGTTGCCCGGGTTGGATTCCGGGTTGACGGCGATCGTGTCCGCGATCTGCTGGACTTCCTGCCCGACGGTGGCCGTGGAACCCATCGGCGGGGTGAGGGTGACGCGGGCGCGACCCAGGACGTCGAACCCTTCCTCGTCGCGGATGCGCTCGACTTCCTGGTCGACCTGGTCGGGTGTCCAGTCGGGGTGGACCATCGCGACGAGGGTTTGCTTGGAGGCTGCCTGCGCGCTGTTGAGGGCGACCGCGGTTTGGGAGAGTTCCTGCGGGCTCGGCAGTACGGCTTCGGGGAACACGACGTCGGGCCGCATCGGTTGAAGGTCCTTGCGCCCGAGGATGGTGCTTTCGACCGAGAGCAGCGAGTAGATGACGTCGGCCAGCGCCGGGCGGGCGTAGTTGAGTTTCTTGGCCCGGGTCAGCAGGGTTCGGCGTTCGCGTTGTTCGATCTCGGTTGCGGTGACGGTTCCGGCGCCGGTGGGGTTCTCGCCGAAGGTTTGGCCGGAGTAGCCGGCGCCGCGCACGATCGAGGCGACCAGGCCGTCTGCGGTGGCCTGATGCTCCTGGAACCTGATTTTGAATTGGTTCGCGGTGATCTGGGATGCGTCGGCGGTGCCGGCGAGCAGGTTGACCGGGACGAAGATTTCCTTGTCCATGTCGGCGACCGCTGCTTTGCCGGGGCCGCGGCTGTCCAGGTACGACGGCGGGACCAGCAGCCGTGACTTGGCCAGGCGGATATCGCGGACCCAGGAGGAGTAGCACTCGTCCAGGCCGTCCATGAGGCCTTCGACGCCTGCGTAGTCGGAGCGGCCGATCGGGGCGGCGCCGTTGACGTCGCGCCACAGCCGGTTGGGGCGCACGTTCGGCACGTAGGTGACGGTGGACGCGTCCTTGGGCAGGTCGGGCAGCAGCAGGGCGTTGCCGGTGTCGAGGGTGGCCTGGATCGGTGCGGTTTCCTTGAAGTCGGTCAGGGCTGCGCCGGGACCGAGCTGCTGCTGGTCGCCGACGTACACGCCGTGGAAGATCACGTTGTTCTGGATGTCGTGCTGTTCGAGGTGGCGCACGACCTGGTCGCCGGTGTCCTCCAGGACGCGCCAGAAGGTGACCGCGGTCAGCTTCCCGTACCTGAACGTGGGGACGGCGGCGTCCGGGTGGACGATGTCGATCCAGGCCTGCTGGGAGATGTCGGTGTCCCACACGGTGCGCAGATACACACCGCCGAGGGCCGCGTCGACTTCGAAGCCCTCGAGCAGGGTGGCGTGCAGGTCGTCGTCGAACCGGTCGTCGAGCCACTGCTGGGTTTTGCCGGCCGCGCCTTCGAATCTGGGTTTCTTCGCGAACAGCAGGTCGGCTGAGGTGGATGCGATGTCGCCGGCGATGGGAACGTGCAGTTTGGTGCGCTTCTCTCCCGCGGGTGTGATCTGGCCCCAAAAGTACCGGTCGACCGAGCCGTAGACGGTGCTAGCGGATTGGCCGAAGCGCTGCTGCGCGCCGGGTTCGCCGCTGGTGCGGAAGAACGCGCGCCCGGTGACGGAGTTGCCGCCGAGGCCTTGGTAGGCCCATGAGAGTTGGTCGGGGCTGCCGGAGAACCAGGCTGACCAGAGGCGTTGGGCACGTGCGACGGGGTCCCAGCCGTGGGGGGGCCATTGCATTTCCGGGTTGGTGGGGAGCGCCACGGGGTCACCTTTTCGGCCGGCCGGAACGGGTTGGTGTGCCGTTTCGGCTGCCGCGGTCGGTTCCGTTTCGGTGCCGGCGCGGATGAGGCGGTGGCTTTGGCTCTCACGGAACTTATGCCGGGGTGCGGCCACCGCCTCGTGATCAGGCTACTCGAACCTTTGTTCTATCGGGAGTTACGTTGTCGCGCGGGGCTGCTAGGGTGAAAGTGCAGCCAACGCCTAGACCCCGGCAACGTCCTCCTGGATGTGCCGGGGTTTTTAGCGTCCGACGTGCACCCAGAACGCCCATACGCGGCGCTTGGAGGCGAACGACAGGCCGCGCACGTAGAGCCACCTGCGCCAGCCGGAGCGGGGCGCGCCGGGGACGTAGGTGCGGCCGATCCAGTGGCCCTCACGCGGTTGCGGACGCGGACCAGACCAGGTGACGAACCAGCGGCGCCCAGGCCTGCGCGGGATCGAGTACTGGCGACGGAGACGCTGCACTTCGGCGCCTACGAGCTCCGGAGTCCAATCCGGGTGGACGACCGGTGCGGCGGCCACGTATGTGGATCTGAGCTGTTGCGCGACCATCGGTTCCCATATCTTCTGCATCATGGCGCCTGCCGCAGTCGGTTCGCCCGGTTCAGGACGCTCCCAGCGCGGCCACGTGACGACGGCTTCGTGATCGCCCTGGTGGTCTTTCGGCAGCTGGCATTCGGTGCTCATCCAGCCTTCTTCCCCGCGGAAGTCGCCACAGAGCACCGAATCACTCATCGCCACAGTCCCCAGCCGAAGTGGCCGATCAACCAGACCACCGTGACGATGAACGCCGAGGTGAACAGCATGTGCGCGGCGTTCCACTGCCACACACCTTGACCTGGCACGAGCTGTTCCATGCGCCAGATCGCGGCGGACAGGGTGCGTTCGGGGTGGCCGGTGGCGAGCGCGATCGTCTCGGGGACGATGAACGCGGTGAACGAGAGCGCGAACCAGATCAGCCAGTAACGCGCCATCGTCAGCTCCTATCGTGCAGACAGTGAGCGGGACCCCCCAGGGCCAAGCAGCCTTCGCAGACCTCAAGCGTCGCGTAGCCGAGCGGCACAGAATCGTCGATGACGATCGCTAGGCCGACGAACGTGTCCGGCTTCACGCCATCGACTGTTGGCTGCCAGTACCGCAGTGCCGCGCTCTCCGGCTTGTACTTCATAACCTCGCGACGTGTGGTCGGGTGTAGATGCACGGCGCAGGGGAAACGCGCTGTCTGCTTGTACGTCGATTCCTGCTGGTGAAGGACTTCCTTGGCCAGCTGATCGACGTCGAGTCTGTAGGCGCTCGCGGCAGTGGTGCTGAGGATGCGCATATCAGCCCTGGCCTGTTGTGGTGCCGGGCGGCAGGACGATCCCGCCTGCGGTGCGGTCGGGCATGCTCGGCTTGTCGGTGATCTTCAGGTGGTCGACGCAGATCCCCGAGCCGTTGGCGACGACGACGGCCGGCCGCTCGAGCGGGATCGGTTCGCCGGCCTGGCGCGCGTTGTGCGCGGCGACCACGCACGCGAGACACAGCAGCGGCGGCCGGTCGGCCAGCTGCTGGCGCAGGTTCGAGACCGCGCCGACCCATTCCTGGAGTGGGTGGCTGGTGAAGTGCTCGCGCAGCAGCTGCTCGACGTCGCTGCTGGCGAGCGTGGCCAGGTCGTGCAGGTCCTGCTGGCTCGCGCCGTCGGGGACGTCGGCGGTGAAGGGTTCGTCGTGGTGCCAGCCGCAGTCGAGGGGGCACGGGTAGCGCGTCATGAGCTGGTCCACGTCAGTTCTCCGGTTCGGGGTCGGTGAGTTCGTCGACGCGCTGGTGGCCGATCGGCTGCGGGGAGCGGGCGATGCGGTCGACGCTGTCGGCCCGGATGGTGAGCACGGTGCTGACGGTGTCGTTGAACACGAGCCAGGGTTCGGCGTCGTCGTGGTAGCTCATGGCGTCGGCGGTGATCGTTTCGCCGTTGCGCAGGGTGAGGGTGTAGCGGTAGAGCTCCATGTTGGCCGACATGTGTGCCTCCGTGTTCGTACTGGCGTTCGAGAGTTTACGGTACGAGGTCGAGGGTGGTTTGCCAGATGGATTGGGTGGTTTTGATGCCGTAGCGCAGGGCGTCACAACCATGATCGTTGATCTTGATGGGTTTGTCCTCACCCTTCACCTGCGCCTTCTCATCCCACGAATACGACGACAGCTCATCGATTAGGTGCTTGCACGAGCGATGGATCAGCAGCTTCGGCCGCGACGACCACGCCAACAGGCTCGACACCACGCGGATCCCGTCCAGCACGCCGTTGTCCGCCGGCCACGAGTTGATGCCGTCCTGGTGCAGCTGCACCCGGAACGAGGTAGCCGACGGGTCGACGACGACATAGCGCGGCGTCACTCCGCGCACGGTGCTGCCCGGGATAGGGATCCTGGTGAACCACTGGCGTAGCCGGCCGGAGTATTCAGCGTCGGTCAGCTGCCGACGTTGCGCGCGCGAGTCGTAGCGCAGCTCGCGGGTGACGTACATGCGGTGGTCGACGCCGAGGCCGATCATCAGCGCGTGGAAGGGGTTGGTGGTGCCGTAGTCGATCGAGCAGGCCAGCCAGTCGGTGATGAGCGGGGTGTTGGCCACGACGTGCACGCCCGGGTCCCACATGTCGTAGACGGCGCCTTCAGCCACCACCCACTTACCGAGGACGAAGCGCCTGTACCAGAGGCCGACGTACATGCGTTTGAGGTGCGCGACGTACGCGGGGTCGAGGGACTTGTTGTCGTCGAGGGTGAAGTGCCAGCTTCGGACGGAGGGGTCGCCGCGGTCGAGCCAGTCGGTTTTGAGCCAGTGTGACGGCGAGTCAGGGTTCGTGGTCGCGAATAGTTTCGCGCCCGGCACGGAGAGGCGCGCGACGAGCTGGTCCCAGAATGACTTGGGCAGGATCGTGGCTTCGTCGACGTACGCGCCGACGAGGGTCAGGCCGCGGATCTTCATCTCAGATGTGATGTCGTTCGCGCCCACGACGTGCACCCGGCGTCCGAGGATCGTGGCCATCGGCGCGCCGGGCGTGTACTGGATCTGGTAGGCGAGCATCCCGAACAGGTCCGGGTTCTGAAGGGCGGTGAACAGGTTGCGGTGCACGGTCTCGCGGGTCCGGCCGACCATCAGCAGCTCGCCGCCGCGCGGAGCATCGGCCACGAACATCAGCCACCGCAGCAGCGACGCGACGGTCTTACCGGAACGGACTGCACCCTGCCAGATGTTGATCCGCGCGTTGGCGTGGGCGATGGAGCGCATCTGAGCAACGCTCATGGGTGCCGCGTCCAGCAGCACGCTCACTGCGGCTCGCCGTCTCCCACTGCCTGGTGCAGGGCGTCGGCGAGTTTCGCGAGCATGGAGCGCGCGACGTCCGGGGACTCGCTGGAGTCGTACTCGAGCAGCCGAAGCGACCGGTCGATGGCGGTGGCGGAGGCCTGCATGAGGTTGCGTTTGTCGCCGGCGGTCGGTTCGCTGATCTCGTGCTCGTTGTACACGTTGTCCTTGCCGCCGAACGCGAACGCGGTGTGCGGCTGCCACATTTGTTCGCGTAGCTTGGCGGCGTCTTGCAGCAGGGCGAGCGCGAGCCGTTGGCGCGCTTCGCGCAGGTCGGCGAGCCGGGCTTCGGTGGCGGCGGCGGTCGACGAGCGGTCGAACGATTCGGCGGGCGCGTACTTGGACACGGTGCCGCGCCCGACCTTCAACCGGCGCGCGATCTCATCACGCGACACTCCCCGCGCGGCCAGAGCCCGGATCTGCGCGACGACGTCATCACTGATCGGCGGGTTCATCAGCGCCTCCGGGGATGTTCACGCGCGAGGCGCAGGCTCGGCGGGACGTGTTCGAACAGTTGATCGAAGTGTACGGCTGTGATGGGTCATAGCGAACGCCCCGCTTTCGCAAACGAAAGTCGGGGCGCGGTGCTGGTGGAACGGTTACGGTCGAAGTTCTAGAGGCCAATCAGCCGGAAGCGGTGTGATCAACACGGCATGTGCATCAGCGAGATCGAGTCTCACCCATTCCGGCAAGGTCGCGTCCAGCACGTCGGGGCTGTCGTGATCGATGCACCGCTGGTCGAGTATCCGCCGCGCGTGATTTCTGTGAGCTACTGCCGAAACGTGGACGGAGCCTTGCTGCGTAAAGACCTGATATGAAGCCTTATCCAGCGAATTGCCGCCCCACACCCCTAGCTTGCACCGTCTTCCCTTCTTGGTCAGCGCGACGCACCGCATGTCAGGCACTGAACCGACGAAAGCGCCTACACCTGGGAAAACGACGATGTCAGGCATCTGTTACGGTTTCTTCCAGGAGATCGCCAACATCGATTCCAAGCGTGCTGGCCATGGCATATGCCGTACTGATCTTCGGCTCGACGCGGCCGGACTCGTAAAGCTCGATGGTCTGGGCGGTTCGACCTGCCGCGATAGCCAGATGCTCGCGTAGCAAGCCCTTCGCTGTTCGCGCTTTTCTCAGCCGTTCGCCTGAGAACTTGTACATGCCTGTTCCCCTATCGGTCGGTCTTGGGGTGTTGCCGCTTGCGCAACGCGAGGTAGTTGAGGCCGGCGGGGGTGGGGATTACGCCGCAGGGCTCGTCGGTCAGCGGCCGGTGGCGTCGGAGGTCGACGGCTTGGTTCGGCTGGGCGATGGTTTGGGCGTGTATGAGCGCGGTGAACGCTTCGACGCTGTGCTTGTAGTCCTGCTTGAGACCACGGATCGCCGCGGTGATCTTCCCGCGGATTTCCGTTTCGATCAGTGGCCGAGCCGCCGCGATGATGACCTCGATGGCCTCGTCGGTGAGGCTGACTCCGTAGTCGTCAATTCGCTCTTCGACGGCGGCGTTGGCGGCCTGGATCCAGGCGGAGGGGATCTCGGTCACTGCTGGCCTTTCTGTGCGTGGCGTGCGGCGTCGAGGGCGGCGCGTGCGGCGCGGTAGGGGTTGTCGGGTGGGAGTTCGGCGACGGGTGTGCCGGTGACGGGTGCTGGTGTGCGGCCGTCCTTGAGCTGGATCTGCGCCTGGTCGAGGATCACCAGGAGTTCGGCGGCAAGCAGGTCCGGCGGTGTGGGGCGCTGGTTCTGGGCTTCATGAGCGAGGCGGCGGGCCATGCGGTGTTTGGCTTCGTCGCGGAGCTCGGGCGCGGTGCGGATCTGGGTCATCTGGGTGGTTCCGGCGTGGCGGCGAGCTGGCGGAGTTTCGTGGCGCGTTCGTCTGCGATGCGGGTGTATTCGCGGGTGCCGGGTGCGGCTGCGGCGAGCAGTTGGCTGTAGTGGTCGCCGAGTTCTTTGCGCTGGCGCAGGTAGTCGGCGAAGGTCTGGACTTCGGCCTTGGTGAGGTCGTCGAGGTCTTCGGGTGCGATGCGTCCGGCGGGTGCGCAGTAGATGCCGGCGGGGAGCGGCTGCGCGGGCTCCTGCGCGGTCGAACTGGCGTTCTGCGGTGCGGGAGCCGCGCTCACCGGGGTTCGGTCGTCAGCGATCAGCTCCGGGGCGGGGATCGGCAACTGGCGGCGGTAGGCGTCGAGCCAGCGCAGTGATCCGCGGTCGAGGACGAGTCGGGCGCGGGTGACGGCGACATAGGCGAGGCGCAGTTCGCCGGGGTCGGCTTCCTTCTGCTCGCCGGTCTCGTCGATCTTCGGCGGGTAGAAGTCCTCGCCGATCAGCACGCTGGCCCATTCGCGGCCCTTGGCCTTGTGCGCGGTGGACACGATGACGTCCGGCTTCGCGGTTGTCAGGGCCATGGGCTTGTTGCCGGCGTCGCTGGGCTCGTCCACCAGGCGGTCGATCGCGGAGATCAGTGCGTCGGGGCCGTAGTCGTCGATCAGCTTGACCATCGCGCGCAGGTCGCTGCCGCCCTCGTCCATGGCGACGTAGTCCTGCACTTCGCCCCAGGTGCGGAACGCGAACAGTTCGGGGTGGTCGCAGGGTGCGCCGGCCTTGAGTGCGACGGCGGCCGCGGCGAGGTCGCGGATGTCTTTGCCGCCGCCGACCAGGGCGACGCGGCGCCCTTGGGCGAGCGCGGTCATGACCTGCGTCATGGCGCCGGCGTTGGAGCGGCAGAGGATGGCGTCGGGTTCGCCGAGCTGGTCGACGATGCGGGACGGGATCGGGTCGTGGCCCTCGAGGCGAAGCGGCGCGTCCAGCTCGTCGAGCCACCTGTTCGCTTCGTTGGCGACGGCCGGCCCGAACCGGAAGGACTTGCTCAGGGTCAGTCGCTTGCCGGTGAACTTCGAGAGCGCGTCGATCGCGCCGCGCCATTCGTAGATCGCTTGGGCGCTGTCGCCGACGACGATGCGCTGCGCCGAGGGCTGGTTGCCGATGATCGACATGATGACGGGGTCGGCGTCTTGTGCTTCGTCGAAGAGCACGAACTCGCAGGGCAGCACGGGGTAGGAGAGCTGCCAGAGCTTCAGGTAGTGATCGTGGGTGAACTTCAGGCGGCCGCGTGGCGCGGTGAGGTCTTCCCAGGCGCGGCGGGCGAGCGGCAGGATCTCGGCGGCGAGGGCGCGCCGCTGGGCGGGGGTGTCGAACTTCGTGACCTGGGGGACGTGCGCCGTGAGGGGTTCTTGGTCGGCGGAACGGGCGAACCTTGCGACGGTGCCCATGACGATGCGGGCCATCTGCTGCGGGGCGAGGATCGGGACGTCGTCGCCGAGGCGCGTCGGCCCCACAATGCCGAGGTACTGAGCGGCGAGGCGGGCTGGGACGCGGGGTCCGTCGAGGCGGTGGCGGTACTGGTGGCCGACCGCGCGGAACGCCAGGCTGTGCGCGGTGGCGGCTTCTACGTTGCGCGGGAAGGTCTTCTTCGCGTCGCCGGCGATGGCGCGGTTGAACGCGACATAGAGGCCGCGGCGTCGGGGCGTGGTTTCGGCGAGCATGCGCAGCGTCGAGGTTTTGCCGGTGCCTGCTCCGGCTTGGATGACGAGGTCGTCGCCGGTGGCGAAGGCCTCGATGGCGGCCTGCTGCTCGGGTGTCGGGGGGTAGCTGGTCATGAGGGTCCTTAGAAGGGGGGTTCGTCGTCGAGAGTCGGCCACCACTTCTCGGGGCCGGCCTTGGCGTCTGCGGCGCAGCTGATGCATGGCTCGGGCTGCGAATGCTTGGGGCACGTTTTGATCTCGCGGGGCGGTATCGCGCTGGGAGCGGCTTCGTCTTCCCAGCGGCCGTCGTTCAGCCAGCCCTGCGGATGTTTGATCTTGTCTCTGTCGCGGCCGCGGCATTCGATCGCGTAGATCGCTGCCGACTCTGCGATCAATCTCGGGTCGGCGCCGGATTCGACGGCTTTGGCGTAGGCCTTCTCTGCGGCGATCTTGCCTACGCGTAGCGGGTAGGCGCGCCAGAACGTGTCGAAGCCTTCGGCTGTAGCGCGCTTGATGCGTTTGCGCGTTTGGTTTGGTGCAGCTGCCGCGTCGCTTGGGCCGTCATTCGCGGCAGCGGATGACGATGAGTCTTTTTCTTCCCTGCTCCCTGCTCCCTGCTCCCTGCTCAGGACGGAGGACTGCCGGAGACCTTCCGGAGAGTCTCCGGAGGATTTCTCGTTACTGCTGCTCAGAGGGTTGCGCCAGTCGCCTGCTGGTCTCGGGAACCGTGGTTTGCCGGGGTGGGAGATCTTTTGGTGCTCGACCCAATTCGAAATGAACACGTATTTGCGACCGTCAACTACGTACCGTGAGATTACGTTCACGGTGGAGAGTTGCCGGAGATCCTCCGAGACTCTCCGGAGAGTCTCCAGAGGATCGTCTTCCAGGGGGTACAGCGCAGCGGAGATCAAACGGTCGTTATCGACCCCGACGCCGTTGTCGTCGACATAGGTCCACAGCCCGATGAAAGTCAGGCGCGCGGAGATCGACACCTTGGCGAGCGTCTCGCTCGTGAAGAACTCCGGCTTGATACTGCGGATGCGCGCCATCAGGCCCGCACCCCTGCGGAGGTGTTGCGCTTCGCAGCCAGGAAGAAGCACTCGATCGCGAACAGGTCCCGGACTGCCACACACCACAGGAGGTAGTCGAAAGCGGCACCGTCACTCGCCCACGGCTCGTGTTGCAGGTGTCCATCGGTCCCTTCGATGAACTGCCGCATGTAGTCGTACGCGGTAGCGACGTGCTCCGTGGGAAGCTCGTTTTCGCGCATGAGACGTGGCCAGACCGCCTGCGCGTCGAACGCATCGAAGATGCTGCGCTCGGGGTCGTCTTCCTCGTCAGGCTCGTCGCACGGCTCTTGCTGATCGAAGAGTGCACGCGCGGTCGCGTCGATCTCTGCTACGCGGTTCCAGGCGATACCGCACATGTATCGGAAAGCGTTCTGCGGCTTCACGTGCTTGGCGCCCATGGCCTTGTCGATAGCGTCCGTGAGAATCTCGACGGGCAGACCGCGAGTGCGGAACGTGTCGATGCTCTGTTTCCAGTTCTCCTCCAGCGGCAGCGGGAGAGCGCCGGTGCCTTTGCCAAGTCGCCACTTGTTCCAGCTGCTCTCGAACTGCGTGCGGTAGGCGATTTCGGCCTGGTGGTCACCTGTCGCCTTCTGAATTGCTGCGTGCATCGCGGCAGACCAGCGCAGAGCGCTGTCCTCGACGTCGCCCACGAGCGGTGCATCAGGCGTCGTGGAGGTCTTGCCGCTGTTGCAGTCGGAGCAGCACGCGACGAGGTTCGTAGCTTCGTCCAGGCCACCGAGCGCACGCGGCAGGACGTGGTCGACGGTTAGCTTCACATCAGGTGCGCTGCCGCCGCAGTACCGACAGGTGTGGTTATCGCGCCGGAGGATCTCGTATCGCAGGCGCTTGCTGACGGCCAAGGGGTGCGCTCCCGTTCGTTCGTGTACTGGTTTGGTCAGAACCCTCGCGGCCGCGGCGAGGGGGAAGCCCATCGGGGGCACGCCGCAGCCGCGAGGTGATCAGGGGGCTGGTTTCGGTTCGAACCGGTCGCAGGAAGGCCACCAGGCGCGCACGTCCGAGGTCTCGGCGTGCGTCGCGCGCGACGGCTCACCCCACTTGTCCGGGAGCGTGCACTTGGGGAACTTGCGGTCGTGGTGGCCGATGACCTGCCGGAAGCGGCAGCCACCGCAGCGCAGCCCAGGCGCCTGCGGGTCGGTGGCGGGTGCGGCGTCGCGGTGCAGGGGGATCGGCGGCCACCCAGGTTTCGAGAGGGGGTGAAGGCCGCGGGTGAGCTTGTCGGCCTGGCGGGCGCGCATCGCCTCCCCGGGGGTGAGCTTGGCCGCGGGCGGCTTCTGCATGGCCGCGTCGGCGGGGACGTCGAACAGGCCCGGCTGCTCGTCGGCCGTCATGGCAGCTGCTGCTCGCGCGCGGCCGCCAGTTCGTGCCGGGCCAGTCGGCCGCGTAGCTCGCCGCGTTCCTCACGCAGCAGCCGCACGGTCTCCCGCAGTCCGGCGCAGTTCGGACAGCCATGCCAGCCGGTTTTCGGGGGCGGCTTGAGCAGCTGCTCCTGGAGCTGGGCCACAGTGCTGTTCGCGGCGTCGAGCTGACGAAGCAGTGAAGCGACCTGCTCGCCGTCGGTAGCCAGCAGCTCGGATGGTGACGGGATCGGCGTGGTGTCCTCGAGCTGTGGCGCGTCGAGGATGCCGGGTTCGGCTGCGTCGACTTCGCGCGCGAACCACTGGAACGGGTTGAAGCCGCGCATCAGGCCACCGCCTTCGCGCCGTCGATCGGGCGACCGTACGACTTGGCGCAGGCCGCGCACTCGGTAAGGTGCCACCAGCGGACGTTGCCCAGCTCGCCGTTCGGTGCGGCGGAGTGCCGCAGGTAGCGCTCCCCCGGCAGGATGCTGCCGCCGCAGCTGGAGCAGCGACGCACCTTGCGCGTGGTGCGCGTCGAGGTGTGGACGAGATCGGCCATTAGGCGGCCGCCTTCGCGGCGTGGTAGCGGTCCTGGCTGTCGCGACGTTGAGCCGACAGGCAGGCCGCGTCGAGCTGCTCGCCGTACCGGTAGTGACGGCGGGCGGCCGCGGTGGTGCCGCAGGGGCGAAGATCGAGTTCGGAGCGCCGTGCGCGCGGACCGCGGTGTACCTCGCACCACCATTCGCGGTAGTCGGCGCACGCCTGGTCGAGCTGTTCGCCCGCGCGCAGGTGGCGCATCCACCCGGCGTAGCTGCCGCAGTCCTCCCCCGGCGTGGGTTCGGTGTGTGTCGGTTCCATCGGTATTCCTGTTCGGGTAGGCCCGTGCCGCCGGGAGTGCGGCCCGGCGGCACGGGAGTCCGTGGAGGGTTATTCGGCTGCGGCCGGCTCGGGCTGCTTGACCGGGGCGCCGTCGATGTCGACCTCGCTGCAACCGGGCGCGACCACGCGCCGCGCCTTGACCTTCTGCTGGTCGATCACGCTGATCTCGTCCACGCGCACCGGGCAGGCCATGAACTTCGTCGCGCTGCGGTGGTAGTCGAGGGCGTGCACGGGGGTCGGGCCGAAGTGCAGGCCGCCTCCGCACTGGTTGTCCGGCTTCCAGTCCTCTGCTTCGGGGGTCGCGCCCGGGGAGTAGTCGGCGCGCCGGTGGGTGGTGTAGGCGTCGTCGACGGCCTTGTAGAGGGTGACGGTGCCGTTCTCGTCGGATTCGATGCCGTGGTAGGCGAGCCAGGTCGGGGTGTCGGCTCCGTCGAGGTTGGGCGGGGTGATGATGTGGCCGGTGCTGGTGATGTCGGCGCGGGGGCTGAGCTTGTGGACTGCGGTGTATTGGGACGCGCGGACCGTCGAGCTGTCGGACGCGGTGACCGTCGAGCTGTCGTACGCGGTGACCGTCGAGCTGTCGTACGCGCGGACCGTCGAGCTGCCGGACGCGCGGACCGTCGAGCTGTCGTACGCGGTGACCGTCGAGCTGTCGGACGCGCGGACCGTCGAGCTGTCGGACGCGGTGACCGTCGAGCTGCCGGACGCGCGGACCGTCGAGCTGCCGGACGCGGTGACCGTCGAGCTGCCGGACGCGGTGACCGTCGAGCTGTCGGACGCGCGGACCGTCGAGCTGTCGCACGCGCGGACCGTCGAGCTGTCGCACGCGGTGACCGTCGAGCTGTCGTACGCGCGGACCGTCGAGCTGTCGGACGCGGTGACCGTCGAGCTGTCGTACGCGCGGACCGTCGAGCTGTCGGACGCGGTGACCGTCGAGCTGTCGTACGCGGTGAC